ACCGGAAGCACCGAGCGAGCCCGAAGCTCCCGCGCAGGAACCGGAAGCCGCCGTGGAGCAGCCCGCCGCGCCGGCCGCAGCCAAGTCTTCGATCCTGAAGAAGCCGGCCGCTTAAGGAGCCCCTGACGATGCCCATCATCGAGAAGCTCTCTGACGTCGTCACGGATGACGAGCTGCGCGCGATGCTGGGCGTCGCAGTGAAGGAGATGAAGAACGGGACCACGGAGCTGCCGGTGTATCTCCGATCGGTCAAGGTCCAGTCGGATCGCACGGACAAGCGCGCGTGGAAACTCTACGCCGCGCTGGGCGCCGACCGGACTGCGTACTCCGAGGACGAGGAAGCGTTCAGCGACCTGTACCTCACGTTCCTCGCGTGGAGCACCGCGCGCGTGGTCGCCATCGCACTGCCGCAGTTCTCCCCACAGGAGATTGGCGACGGTAAGGCGCTGATGCAGCGCAATGACGACGCCAGCGTGACGACCATCGCGAACATCGACCGGCAGATCGGGGAGGTCGTGCCGCTGCTCGTCGCAGCGATCGACGTATTGCAGCCCGCTCAGGCCACCCCGGTGACGACTGCATTCAGTGTCGCCACGTTCGGTGCGACTGGCGACCCCGTAACCGGGACATAGACATGGATCTGATCGATTGCGCGAGCTTCTTCGACGATACCAGCGTGACCGCGCCGGGGTCGTCTGTCGAGCTGTTCGTAGGCCAGCTGGAGCTGTTCGACAACCAGATGCGCGACGGCCTGCAAACCGAGCGCCGCATCCTGTCATACGACCCGAGGCAGGTGTTCACGCTGCCCGCCGACGGCATCGTGAGTTTCGCCGGCCGCAACTGGGCGCTTGGCCTCACCTCCCCCGACACATTCCAGTCGGACAACATCCGCGCTGCGTACGTCGCGCATATGCTCGACTCGCAGATCACGCTCGGCAGCGCGGGAGACTTCCTCGCCGGCGCGCCGCGCGCGCCCGTGTGGGCCGGTGTGGTGTGGACGAAAGACTCCAAGGACGGCAACGGCACCGAGGAGGTCTGGTCGCAGGTCACGCTCTACACAGGCAGCGGCGTGCAGGCGGATGACGGCGAGTTCGCGCTCGCGCAGGGCAAGATGTGGCGCATCCGGAGCGCCCACTTCGTCGCGTCAGGAGTCACGGCGCTGGATGCCATCGAGCTGCCCAGCGACACGAGCAAGACGATTCAGTGGGTCTCCGCGGCCGGTTACGACAAGATCAAGCAGAAGCCGGTGCCGGGCGCCACGGTCGACGTCCCTGCCCTCGTCATGCGCTTCTATCACGACTACCGGCTGGTCACGCAGGCCGCGATCACGCCGAAGGACGGAGACCTGGTCGCGCGCGTGCCGCAGAGCGTAGGTGAGATCAAGGCGGGCGACACGGCGGTGGTCGACGGCGTCAACCTCTCGGTGGTGTCGGTGCGAACGTTCGCGGACGCCACCTACTGGCTGCATCTGGCGGTCTGACGTGAAGATCACCAACCTCGCCAGGTTCAACGAGGCGTTCGAAGCCGCGGTGATGCGCGGCATCGAACAGGATGTCGTGCCCGTGTTCAAGGGCGTCGTGATGGAAGCGGCGCGCGCACTGGTGCTGGGCGACTTCAGATATGCGGGCACCCCGGAGTGGAGCGGCAACGCTGCGGCCAACTGGTGGCCGTCAGTCGAGCCCGGCGTGCAGCCCTTCATCGAGTTCTTTCAGGACGTGGCGCGCCCCGGCGACAAGGACTTCACCACGGACTTCAAGCCTCCGTACAGCGCCGCGTCGCCGCGCCCCGAAGCGATCGAGATGTCGCTCGCGCGCGTGGCCGCGTTCCTGAAAGAGCTGCCCCCGATCCCGACGAAGGTCTACATCCAGAACACCGCGCCGTACCTGCAGGAGTACCAGCCGTACGGTGACGGCAAGGTATTCCGGCTGGAGAACCTCTACCCGCTGTCCGCGATGCGCGCGGCGGTCTTTATGAATGAGCGCGTGGCGACTGCCTCTGCGCAGCAGCTCGACGCGTGGAAGAAAGGATTCTGATGAGCCGCCAACTGATTATCGAGACGCTCAACGCTGCGGTCTACGCGGCGCTCGACGGGCTGCCAGTCGATACGTTCAGCGAGAACGGCCCGCAGCCTGATTTCGCGAACCAGTCGCGCGCGTTCACGCTGCACGAGATCGCGATCGACGCGCGCAGCAAGGTGTCGCTAGGCCACGACGGCGTCAAGCGCTTTCGCGGCGCCATCCAGATCGGCGTGTTCGAGAAGCTGGGCGAAGGCACCTCGGTGACGACGCAGGTGTTCGATGCGCTCGACGTTGCGCTCGCAAATCGCAACATCAACGGGGTGGTGATGGGTGATTCGCGGATGTGGCCGGCGGCAAGGTTCGACCAGTGGAATCCTTCAGGACTCCAATATTTATTCACTTTTGACGAGACTGATTGACCGTTTAACGTCAACCCGCGACAATCGCGGCAAACCTATATGGGAGCAGGACAATGACGACGCAAAAACTTGGCGCATCGAGCTTTACGCAGCTGCGGTACATCCCTGAAGTGGATTGGGGCGTGACCCCGGCGACCGGCAATGCGATCGAGCTGCGAATGACGGGCGAGACGCTCGACTTCAACCTGACCAAGGACAGCTCGAAGGAAATCAACTCGTCGCGCCAGGTGCGCTCGCTCGCAACGACCAACGCTTCGGCGCAGGGCGCGGTGAACATCGAGTTCAGCTACTCCGAGTACGACTTCTTCCTCGCCGCCCTCCTCGGCAGCGCGTGGGTCGCGTACGGTACGAGCGGGCAATCGGCGTCGATCACCGCGACGGCGGCAATCGACGGCACGGGCACCGGCCACGACACGCTGACGGCGAGCGTCGCGACGGCAGGCAACGACGCGTGGACGAAGCTCAAGAAGGGCGACTACGTCCGCATCGACCCGGCCACGCCCGCTGACGTGGTTGGTGCCAACGCGGGCCTGATGCTGCAGCTGGACATGGACGGAACGACCACAGTCCTGTCGTTCGCTTCGGGTAGCGGCCTGGTCGCGATGACTGGCAAGAACATCAAGATTTCCAGCCAGAAGCTGAAGATCGGCAACAACATCGGCAGCGCGACGATCGAGAAGAACTTCACCGACGTGAACCAGTTCTTCAGCTACACCGGCATGTCGCCGTCGAAGCTGGATCTGTCGCTGCAGACGGGCAACTTCATCACCGGCTCGCTGACCTTCGTCGGCAAGAAGGGCAATCGCACGGACGTAACCGCGCTTCCTGGTGTCCCGGTTGCTTCGCAGAACTATCGATCGATGTCTGCGGTCGACGGCGTGTGGGACGTCCGGATCGGCGGTGTGCCGGTCGAGACGAAGTACGAGACGTACATCAAGGAGCTGACGCTGTCCTACGACAACCAGCTCGAAGGTCTGATGGCACTCGGCTACCTCGGCGCGGTGCAGCTGATGGCGAAAGAGATCCAGCTCACCGGCGGCATGCAGCTGTACCTGGCCGACGGCTCGCTGTACGACGACTTCGTAGCCGGCGTGACCAACAGCATGTCGTTCGTCGTGAAAGACCCGGACGGCTACGGCTACGCGTTCGTGTTCGACAAGATCGACTTCAGCTCGATGCCGGTGCAGGCTTCCGGGAACGGCCAGTCGGTGGTGCTCGACGCGAAGTGGACCGCGCTGATGGGCGACACCTCGAAGAACTCGCTGACGATCTTCAAACTTTAAGCGCCTTGATATAGGGCACCTGAAACAGTAGACTACGCCTCGACGCTTCGGCCTCGGGGCGTATTTCATTTACAAAGGACTCCTACACATGGACATCTTCAAGAAGTTTGCGACCGACCCGGAAAAAGAGCTGAACGGCACGGTCGTACAGCTCGACGACACGACGTCGCTGCTGATCCGACGCTTCGCCAACCCGGACCATCTCGCGCTGCTCAACGACCTGAACCAGCGCCACAAGGTCGTGCTGAACAGCACGGACCCGAAGGTCGTGCAGGACGCGAAGAACGACATCTCGCGCGAGGCGATGGCAAACCACATCCTCGTGGGCTGGGAAGGCATCGAGTTCAAGGGCAAGCCGATGGAGTACAGCGTCGCGAATGCCAAGGTTCTGCTGGGCCTGAACGACTTCATGGACTTCGTGTTTTCGGCCTCGCGCAACATCGAGAACTACCGCGTCGACGACGTGGCGAAGATCGAAAAAAACTCGTCAGCCGGCTGAAGTGGAACCTTGATTGGGGGGCGCAGCGCGAGTTCCTTCAAGGTGTGTGGCGGCGCAGCGGCAAGATGCCTGCGCCGCTCGCCGAGGAGCCCACGCTGGAAGATCACGAGATCGGCTACTTCGAGGTATTCAGTGGGCTTTCGTCATCGCGCAGTTACGCCGACGGCAGTCCGCAGCCGATTCGGGTCAGCGAGGTTCTCGCCTACTGCCAGCTGATGGGGATTGACCGGCTGGAGCAACGGCAGGACACGCTGCAGATGGTTCAGGCGCTCGACGGCGTATGGATGACGCACCAGGTCGAGAAGATATCCAGAAGCCGCTCCCAGGCTGCAGCCGGCAACGCGCACACGCGCAAATGACGCCAGCCCTTCGGCTGGCGTTTTTTCGTCTGCACAACGATAATGCGGACAACTAAGGAGTTGGCGATGTCAGAACAGGCCGGTGGCGTAAAACTCGAAGTAGAGCTGAATACTGAGAAAGCTCTGGCCGTGTTGCGCGCATTCCAGGCTGAGGTCGCCAAGGTAGAGAACTCCGGAGCCCAGATCAGCAAGATGCAGGAGTCGGTGATTCAGGGCACTGCGATGATGCAGAGGTCGCTCGCTGGCCTGCAAGCGATCGCGGCGGAACAGGAAGTACTGACGCGGCAGGTGGAGGAACGCGCCGCGGCGGAGAAGGCGCAGGAGTCGGCAGCCGATGCGGCCAACCGTGCCGCGCGCAACGCGATGCGCGCGCAGATCAAGGATGCCGAGTACCTGAACAAGACGCTGGCGCAACGCCAGCAGATCCTCGCGCGGATCAGCGCGGCCACGCGCGGTCAGGACGTCTCGGCGCTCAACGCAGACCAGCGCGGCGTGCTCGGCGCGCGTTACAGCAACCTCGCGGTCGACGAATTCGCTAACGGCGGCCTCGCCAACTCCACCCGCGCGCAGCAGCAGATCGCCGAGCGCGAGGCTCAAGCCGTCGCGCAGGCCGCTGCGGACAAGGAGATGTCGGTCGCCCATGCCGAAGCGCTGAAGATCAACAAGGCGCTCGACGACAAGGCGGCGGCCGACCGCGTCGCCAACCTCGAAACTATCCGCGCGCTCGAACGGCAGCTGGAGGCAGACTCCATCGCAGGTGAGCGCGCGCGCAACGAGGCGATCGTCGCCTTGCGGCAGGCGCAGGAAGCCGAGATCACCGCTGCGCACTCTGAAGCGCTGAAGATCAACCGCACCCTCGACGCTGAAGCAGCCGCAGCCCAGAAGGCAGAGTCAGCTGCGCGCGTTGCCGACCTCGAAACGATCCGCCTGCTCGAAAACCAGATGGCCGTTGACGCGGTCGCGCGCGAGCAGGCGCGCAATGACGCGATCGTGGCTCAACGTGCCGCGGAAGAAGCTGAGCTGACGGCACTGCACACACGCGCGCTCGCGGAGAACGCCGCGCTAGATAAGGCGGCGGCTGCCGAGCGAGCGGAAGCGCTTGCGGCGCAGCAGGCGCAGATGGCCGAGGCCGCTGCGGAACAGATCGCCCAGATCCAAGCGCGCGTCGCCGCAGACAAGGTCGCGAACGCTGAGCGCCTCGCGCAACTTGCCGCGGAAAACGCCGCTCTCCGGGAGCAGATGGCGCTGGAGGCCGCGCGCGCGGCTGAGGTGAAGCGCAGCGCGGACTACGAGACGTCGACTATCAGCTCGAAGATGAAGATGCTGAAGTCGATCGCCGTTGCTGAGGCGCAGGTCGGCAAGCTGAGCGACAACCCGACGATCGCAGCGAAGTTCCCGACAGCAGCCCTCTCCGACTACGCGATGATCGGCGCGGGTTCGGACGCCTACCACAAGTTCCGCGCCGAGCTGGAGGCGGTCGGCAAGGGCTCGGCGAGCGCTGCGACAGGCATCAAGGCCACCGCGCAGGAAGCGCGCGAGCTGACCACCATCATCAAGGACGTCATCACCGGCGAGTGGTCGCGCTTTGGCGGGTCGGTCACCCGACTGCTGACCCTCTCGGGCACGTTCGACGGCGTCCTTGGGCTGGTAGGCGGCTCGATCCTCGCCACCGGCCTCGCGATGGGTGCGCTCGCCGCCGCCGCGGTAAAGGGCGCGTCCGACCAGAACCAGCTGAACCTCGCGCTCGCTCAGACCGGCAACTATGCGGGTGTGACCGAGAGCGGCCTGAACGACATCGCTGAGTCGGCTACCCACATGGGCGGCACGATCGGCGAAGCTCGCGAGACCGTCCTGCAACTGGCGCAGTCGGGCCGCTACACAGCTGACCAGATCAAACTGATCGCGGATGCCGCGTCGGCGATCGGCGGCGCTGGCGGCAACGTCGAGAACTTCCTGAAGCAGATCGACGGGCTGAAGGACAACCCGACAGACGGCGTCTACAAGCTCAACGAGCAGTTCCACTTCCTGACGGCCTCGACGTACGAGGCCATCGCCGCAGCCGAGCGCCACGGCGACGCGATCAAGGCGTCGCAGCTCGCCATCGAGGCGTTCGCTGACACGCAGGAAGAACGCGGCAAGCAGGTGATCGAGAACGCCGGGCTCATCACGCGCGCGTGGCACGGCGTGAAGGACGCGATCAGCGAGGCGCTCGACAAGCTGCTGTCGATCGGCAAGGTCGAGACGACCGCCGAGAAAATCGCCACGCTGACGGCCAAGATCCAGGAGGTCAAGAACCGGCCAATCGGCGAGTACGGGATCAACGACACTTCCGGCATGGAACGCGACCTCGCGGACCTGCAGAAGAAGATGGAGTTAGAGAACCAAAATGCGCAGACTCAAGGCAAGCTGGCTGAGGCCACGCTCAAGCAGGTGCAGGCTACGAAGCTGCTCGACGCGGAGCGCAAGAAGCTGCGTACGCCGGCCGACAAGCGCAGGGACGAGGAGGAACTGCTCCGCAAGGGGCTCGCGCCGCTAGTCGGCCTGCCCGCGGATCAGGGCGGCATCACGCAGAAGGACGTTGACGACCTCGTCGCGAAGGCTGCGCTCAAGTATCACGACAAGGCACCCAAGCGCGGTCACATCGACCCGACCGACTACAACGCTGCGCAGGAGCAGGCCAAACTCGACGCGGACGCGCTGAAGAACGCGCAGGATCTGCTCAACATCCGCAAGCAACTTGGGCTCGCAATCAGTGAGGAGAGCTACGCACATATCGAGCAGCTCGCCCTCATTGCGCAGGAGTCCGACTACGAGTCGCGCCGCGAGAAGATCCTCAAAGAGATCAAGAACGCCGAGCGCAACGGCAACCCGAACAGCAAGCGGCAGCTGCTGGACGAACTCGACATTCTGGACGAGCAGAACGACGCGAAGAAAAAGCAGATCGAGCTGGACTATGACCGCGACGAGGTGCAGCGGAACATCCAGCGCGCGCTGCTCAACATCTCGACGATCGAGAACTCACGCACGGCGATCCTGCAGGCGCAGGACGCGCTCTACGGCAACGCTGCCAGTATGGATACGGCGCGGCTGGACGCACTCGTCGAACGCGTCACGATCGAGAAGGCCCAGTATGACCAGGCGCTGCAGATGGAGCAGCTCAAGGACTCGGGCGCCAGCGCGGACGAAGTGGCGTACGCACGCGAGGCCAACAGCCTGAAGCTCGCGCAGCAGATCTTCGAGATCGAGAAGGAGCGGCAGAAACTGCTGATGGACAACGCGTTCACGATTCAGAACGTGTACCAGCAGACGCTCAACTCGATCGACGCGCAGATCGCGGCGCTGGAGAAGGGCCGCACGACGCTCGCCGACCAGGCGGTGACGGGTTTCTCGGGCGGCTTCCAGAACGCGAACAACGCGCTGTTCCAGTCGTTCAAGAGCAAGGACGCCGCGAACAAGTTCACGGCGCAGAACTACACCGGCGAGATCGGCAGCTCGATCTACGACTCGATCACCAAGAGCCTGTCGCAGGAGCTGACGGAGTCCACGCTGAAGGGCTTCCAGGGGCTGCTGAAGACGACCGGCGCTGTGTCGCAGGCCGACGTCGCGCGCGACAAGGCGCAGCAGGATCTGGCGCTAAACACGCAGACGATGACGCAGGCGTTGTCGATCACGATCCCCGAGAAGCTCGACCAGCTGATCGGGCTGAACAACGGCACGATCACGCCGACCGGGCCGGTGGGCAACGCCGCACTCACGGGGGGTGCGCGGGCCGACGCCAATGCAGCAAGTGGCACGCTCGGCGCGGCCGACTTCACATCGCCCGAGGACGCCGCAAAGCTCTACCAGAGCACAGCCTCTGGCGCGGGCAAGGCCACCAACGCGATGTCGCAGTTCGGGCAGACCTCGGACAGCGTGCTCTCGCAGTTCGGGCTGACTGCGTCGAGCGCGGCGGGGCTGCTGTACACCGGCGTAGTCGCGGCAACTTCGGGCAGCTCCAAGGCGATCAAGAACTACGTGGTCTACGCGACGGCGCAGCTGCTCGAACTGTACGCGATCCAGAAGTTGGTCGGTCTATTCGGGTCGGCCGCGGGCGGGGGGATCAACGGCGCAGGCGTGCAGGTAGGCGCGGTAGCGACGCCGACAGTGACGGCCACCCCGCTCTACGCCGACGGCGTCGCATCGGTCGACAAGGACGGCTACATCACGGCGCCGGGCGGCCCGCGCGACGACCGCGGCCTCGCATGGCTGTCGAACGGCGAGTCGGTGCTGACGGCTGCGGCCACGAAGTACTACGGCGCCGATCGCATCGCACGCATGAACAAGATGTCGCTGCCGCGCTTCGCTGACGGCCGCGTAGGCGCCGGCGCCGGTAGCGGCGCAGGCGGCTCGGGCATCTCCATCCAGATCGACGTCGATGCGTCAGGCGGAAAGGGGGGCAACAGCTCAGTGCAAGACGCGGCCCAGTCAGGGCAGCTGTCCCGTGAGCTGGAGAGTTCTGTACTCCAGGTGTTCCAGAAGTACTCGGGTCAGGGCGGCCCGATCTACACCACCATCAAACAGATCGCAGGACGGTAGTAATGGCGAGTGACCTCGAAATCTATGACTGGCTCGTGACCTACGGCGCGAAGAACACGGTCACGCCTGACGTCCTTTCCGCAGTGTTCGGCGACGGCTACTCGCAGGACATCCCTGACGGCATCAACTCGACCGCGGACTCGTGGAGCATCACCTCCAGACTGTCGCCTTCTGACGCCGATGACGCATTCGAGTTTCTCCGCAGGCAGCGTGGCGCTACGCGGTTCTGGTGGACGCCGCCGCGCTACGTCAGCCCGATCAAGGTGAAGACGACGGGAGCTATCGAGAAGGGCGAGGAGAGCGCGGGGTTCGTCACCGTGACAGCCACATTCAAGCAGGTTTTTGATCCGGACTGATGCCATGACCACGACTAACACACTCCAGGCTGAGGTGATGAAGCTCGCGCCCGACGCGCTGATCGAGCTTTACATCCTGGACCTCAACACGATTGGCGTCGCCGCGATCGAATACTTCCATTGCGGCACGAACGAGAACCGCCAGCCTGTTGTGTTTCAGGGCATCACCTACCAGCCTTTCCCGGTGCAGGTGACTGGGTTCGAAATGAACGGCCAGGGGCAGCTGCCGACGCCGAAGCTGGCCGTGAGCAACACGAACGGGGCGATCTCGCAGACGATCCTCCAGTATCAGGACATGGTCGGTGCGAAGGTCACGCGCAAGCGCACCTTCGCGAAGTTCCTCGACGGAGAGCCCGACGCGAACCCGACGCAGGAGTTCCCGCTCGACGTCTACTACGTCGGCCGCAAGACGGCGGAGAACGGCGACATCGTGCAGTTCGACCTGGTGAGCACCTTCGACCTCACCGGAATCACCCTGCCGTCTCGGCAGATCATCCAGAACAGCTGCACGTGGGTCTACAAGAGCGCGGAGTGCAGCTGGGTGCCCGTCACTGGCTACTACTTCGACGCGAACGATCAGCCAGTCCTGCCGGGCGCGGACATTTGTGGCAAGCGGCTCGACAGCTGCAAATGCCGGTTCGCGCGCTTCGGCACCAACCCTGACCTCCCCTTTGGGGGCTTCCCCGGAGTACGCCGCTATGTCTGACGTTGACCTGATCCGAACGATGCTGGCTCTGGCCGAGCAGGAGAAAGAGGTACACCCGGACAGACAGCTCGAACGCTGCGGGGTGATCGTAGAGCGCGGCGACACGCGCGAGCTGATCGAGTGCGCCAACGTCTCGACCGAGCCCCACCAGCAGTTCCGGATCGCGGCGCTGGAGTGGGCGCGGCTCATCGTTGACGAGAAGGTCGTCGCGGTATGGCACACGCACCCCACCACGCCAGCCGAGCCTACCCAGGCGGATCTCGTGTATCTCGAACGCACGGGCCTGCCGTGGCACATCGTGAGCGGGCTGGACCAAAGCCACAGCCTCACGCTGCCGACGGGCTACGTCGCTCCCTACGAGGGGCGCGAGTTCTACCACGGGACGCTGGACTGCTACGCACTCTGCCGGGACTGGTACAAGCGGGAGCTGGGGATCGACCTTCCCGACGTGGACCGCGAATACCTGTGGTGGAACAAGGGCGCGAATCTGTACATCGACCAGTTCAAACAGCACGGCTTCGTCGAAGTCGCGCCCGAGGTCGATGTGAAAAATCTGCGCCGCGGCGATGGGCTGCTGATGCAAGTCGCCTCACGTGTTCCGAATCATGGTGCAATTTACCTCGGCGACGGTAAAATCCTGCACCACGTACAAGATAAGCTGTCCGAAATAACAAACTACGGTGGCGACTGGTTCAAGAGGACTACTCACCACCTACGACACTCAAGCCAGCTATGAGCCGCCACATTGACAACACGACGATTGAGGTGATCCTTGGCGGCGGCCTCGGCGATCGCTATGGGCGCAGTCACGAGCTGGTCGCCAGCACCCCCATCGAGGCGTTCAAGCTGCTGTGCATGAACTACCCGGAGTTCAAGCAGGAGTTCATCGACGCGTCGCTGGCCGGCGCCGAGTACCAGCTCGTGGTCGACGACCGACGCGGCGTGGGAGAGATGGAGCTGACGATGCCTGTGGGCGGCCGGAAGCTCGTGATCGCCCCGGTGCTCGCCGGCGCCGGCGGGAAGATGTTCAGCGCGATCGAAGCGGTAGTCGGCGTGATTATTCTGGCTGTCGCCTGGTGGAACCCTCTCGGGTGGGCGGCAGGCGGCGCTCTGATGGCCGCTGCGGTCGGCACCGGCGTGTCCCTGACGCTCGGCGGCATCACAGGGCTGCTGACCACGGTCCCGAAGGCCAATAGCGCGGCGGCCGGCGGGGACAGCCTCAGCTCCTTCTACTTCAACGGCGCTGCCAATACGCAGCAGCAGGGCGCTCCGGTGACGCTCGTCTACGGCCGCATGCTGGTCGGCTCGACGGCCATCTCGGCCTCGCTACAGGCGATCGACATGTCGCAGGCACCAGCTGAAACGGGGAACCTCTCTTGAACGCTCGCGTACCCTTCAACAGGCTCCCGCTCGCGGGCGGTATCCCTGCCCCGAAACGCGTCATCGCGCGCATCCCGAACGAGCCGCCCCGCGGCGCCGGTGGCGGCGGCAAAACAGGCGGCGGCTCAGGCACGACCCCGACGGAAGATCCGGATTCGCTGCAGTCCGTCGCCTTCGTATCGGTGCTCGACCTGCTGTGCGAGGGCGAAATCCAGGGGCTGGTGAAAGGCGGCTTCAACCCGAGCGTGGCCGGCGTGGAGTCGGACTCGATCTTTCTGGACAACGTGCCGGTCACGTCCAACGGCGCGCCGAATTTCAACGGCTACACGGTGGCGTGGGTCAACGGCACACAGGCGCAGGGCGTCATCCCCGGATTCGGCTCGGTCTACTCAGCCGTGAATCTCGGCTCCGAGGTCAAGGCCGGCGTGCCGATTCAGGCGTCGGTCGACAACCCGGAAGCGAACGCTGTGGTCGTCACGGCGTCGGTGGCGCAGCTGTACACAGTCAATACGTCCACGGGCGACGTCAAGGGATCAACAGTAGACCTGGTCTTCGAATACAGGCCCACGGGCAGCGTCACGTGGATTCAGGGCGCTGCGCTGACGATCACGGGCAAGACGCGCAGCAAGTATCAGCGCAGCCTGCGCTTCGATCTGACCGGCGCTGGTCCGTGGATCGTACGTTGCCGCCGCATCACCGCAGACTCCACCAGCTCGTCGCTGGTGAACAACACCTACTTCGACGTGGTCGAGTCGGTAGTCGATCAGCGGCTGCGCTATCCGAACTCAGCGCTCGTCGGCCTGAACATCGACGCGCGGCAATTCAGCAGCGTGCCTTCGCGCAGCTACCTGATCGACGGTCTCATCATCCGCGTGCCGAACAACTACGATCCGGATCTGCGCACCTACAGCGGGGCGTGGAACGGGGGCTTCAAGCTCGCCTTCTCGAACAACCCGGCGTGGTGCTTCTACGACCTTGTCTCGTCGACGCGCTACGGACTGGGCAATTATCTGAATGACGCGACCGTCGACAAGACCGCGCTGTACCAGATCGGCCAGTACTGCGACGAGATGGTGCCCGACGGGTTCGGCGGCATGGAGCCGAGGTTCACCTGCAACATGGTGATCAACAACCCGAAGGAAGCTTACCAGTGCATCCAGGACATGATCTCGATCTTCCGGGGCATGACCTACTGGGCGGCTGGCAACATTCTCGTGACGCAGGACGCGCCGAAGACGCCGGCGAAGAAATTCTCGCGCGCGAACGTCGTCGGCGGCAAGTTCACGTATCAGGGCACCGCGCTCAAGGATCGCCACAGCGTCGCGCTCGTGCGCTGGAACGACCCCGACCAGCAGTATCAGCAGAACACCGAGTACGTCGAGAACGCGGACGCCCTCGCCCGCTTCGGCGTGAAGGTCACCGAGATCATGGCGGTGGGCTGCACCTCGCGCGGGCAGGCTCACAGGCTCGGCCAGTGGGCTCTCCTGAGCGAGCTGGCCGACACCGACCAGGTGACGTTCCAGGCTGGTATGGACGCTGCGATGCTCACGCCAGGCGAGGTGATCTACGTCGCGGACCCGGTGCGCAGCTCGAAGCGCATTGGCGGTCGCGTGCTCAAGGCCGACCTGAACACCGTGACGCTGGACGCGCCGGTGGTGCTCGACGCTGGTCAGACGTACTCTCTGCTCTACTACGACGGCAACGGCGACAGCTACCAGACGCAGGTGCTCAACACCGCCAACACGACGGCGCTGCTGACCTTCACGGCGCCGGTGACGAATCCGCCGCAGCCGGGCTTCATGTGGGTGCTCACAGGTTCGAACCTCGTGCCGCAGACTTTTCGCGTCCTTAACGTTAAGGAGTCCGAAAAGAACCTGTTCGACGTCACGGCCGTCACCTACAACGCATCGAAGTACGCTGCGAT